ATTTACTTCAGAATCTCTTTGAAGATGTCCATAAAACATATTCATATGAGTCTGAACATTACTCCATCCATGATACTTTTTATGAGATCTTACTTTCATATAGTAATCATGGAGTAGAAGTTTGGCATCATTTACCGTCATCCACTCATGTATAAGAGTTAGATTGATGGCATCTCTTTCCATTTAACCGGCAGATACGTTGTCTTTTATATAGCAAGGAACACCTTCAGGGTCTAACCATTTAGGATATTCTGAGTCTTCAATAGCAAGAAGCATTTGATCTCCATTGTCAAACAAGTAAATGTCAGAGTATTTCTTAGTATACTCATTTGCTTTTTGTAAACGGAAATCTGGTTTACCATTCAGTTGAATGTAACCTCTTTGAACGAACCGGTAAGGGAAACGTTCGTGGATTATAATGGTCTTAGTAGACTCAACTGACTTAGGGTTTAAATCATTCATGCTTCAACCGTTTCAAGATCTTCTGCAATACAATCAATCAAAATGTCATAATCATCCAGTGGATCGCCAGAAAATACTACACCATCATTCTCGTAATACTTACGAACCTTTTTGAGAAGTTTCGGATTCTTCACATCCAGGAAGAAATCACCGTTTACTGCACCCTTAAGGGTTTGAACGTCTTTCTTAAACTTGCTAGTCAGTGTCATTGTCTTGTTTGTTGACCTTAGTATTATAAGGGTTTGGCAGGGGTTTTGTCAAGTAGGAAAGTAGGACTGCCGGGACTTGAACCCGGATCACTCCGTTATAAGCAGAGGGCCTTAAACCCTTAGGCGACAGTCCCTTGAACTGCCTTCCAATCAGCATCAAAGATTTCTAAACCTTTATCTGTAAGAATGTGATCATACATTTGGTCAAAAACCTTTGGGGGCATGGTACAGATTTCTGCACCATTGTACCAAGAACGAATTGCTCTTTGCACATTTCTGATTGAAGCAGACAGAACTTGAGTCGGAACTCTGTGTATTCGATAGAGTTCCGAAATAGATCTTACAACTTCTAAACCTGCAACTGATTGGTCATCTAGTCTACCTACAAAAGGAGAAACATATGTTGCACCTGCCTTCGCTGCTAGGACTGCCTGTGCTGCACAGAAGATGAGTGTGACGTTAGTTCTTACCTTTTCTTTTGATAACTCTCTGCAAACAAGCAAACCATCCTTAGTCATAGGGAGTTTGACTGTTGCTACGCTACCAAATTTATCTACAAGACGAAGACCTTCATCAAGCATAGTCTGTGCATCACCAACAACTTCCATACTGATGTCTTGCACACCCATATCTTTAATCTCTTGGTAGACCGCTTCAGGGTCTCTACCAGACTTACGAATCAATGATGGGTTCGTAGTTACTCCATCAATCAATCCTGTGTCAAATCGCTCTCTAATAATTTCTGTATCTGCAGTATCAAGGAAAATTTTCATATTACTTAAAAAATAATTTTACTCCTACACCAAATCTTCCATTGTCAAAGTTAGTGACATCTGTTAGATACTCAGTGTAAAATTTAACATCGTCTCCAGCTTCTCCACCAATACTAATTATTGGATTTGAGAGGGAGTTCTTTTTATCAAAACCTGGGTCGTGAGCAGATACCCCAATATACAGTTTAGAATACTCTGAAACTGGAGCCAAAAACTTTACTCCTAGATGATTGATTCCGGGGTTATCATTGCACTGAACAGGTGAAGATATATGTTCAAAGAACAATCTAATATTTTCAGTAGGTTCGTATTCGATACCATACTTTCCTATTGGATTCTTGAGTTCAATTGCTGAATCAAGATACCCATAATTTACACCAATGTATGTTTGAATATCAGGCGGTGTAAATGTTCCTGTTGCTACGGTAGCAACAAATCCTAGCATTGTTGCTGGTCCAAGACATAAATCCATAATTACGGTGCTTCGTTATTAAGATCGACATAGAGTTTAATTAGTTCATCATCAGCAGGAACCATCACTGCTCTCTCACCTTTTTCGTTTTCTAGTCCTATAGTTTCTCCTTTCTCCACTCTCTCAAGAAGAGCATCCCAGTTCTCCTGCCAATGTTCCACCGAGTAAAATTCCATTGCTAGATTATATATATGAGGAAATTATGGAGCAAGTTTCTATCGCCGCTACTCCTGAACTTGCCAAAGGGAAGCACCGCAGTTGATCTCTCAACCTTTAAATTATACTACTTGAAATGTTCTATGTCAATTACTGTATAGAATATCTCTAAAGTAAAAATCAACCTTGGTTAAACTTCCGATTGGTGGTTCACTATCATTATTCGCCCAAGTTTTACAAAGATTACACATCTTTAATGTGATACCTCTTGGTCCATACATTCTTGCAAATGATGACATTGCAAAATTAAATCTATTCTTATACTTCTTTTCCATGATCCAAATGTATTTCTGTATTATGAATTTTTGCAATTCCTATAACCGGAACTACTATTAGAGCATAGCATAAAATAAAGAGAAACGCATCGTTCTCCATAAGAGTTCTAACTACTGCTAACATTTTGTTTACCGCACAAAAAGATAGAGACAACTGCAGAAAAATGGTGCAGTCATCTCTATCTATTAAAATATAAATGGGTTGTTATACTTATGTCAGGGGTTCCTAATGAAAAAAATATTTTAATCCTAGAGATGTTCTGCCACCTTCGATTTAACATTACCTGGTGATAGTGATTGGAAAATTTTGGAGCAAACATCAATAGCATAAGGTGATCCATATACACCAGAGAAGATATAGGATATACCTAACTTAGAACAATACTTCTCAAGTTCCTGACATTTTGTTATGTCACTGGTGCTATGGTCAATAATGATATCACCCTCCTCAAGTAATGGTAGTAACTCATCAAGTATGTCTTCTGCCTTTTGTTCTGGGAGTGTAATCTGAAAGATGCCAGGAATTCTACCAGCACTAGTATATTTCTTGCTGTCAGATTTAACTGCTAGAACAAGATATTCCAGTGAAGTTACACATCCACTAAGATATCCTGCTTCATATTGTCCGCAGGCACTTTCATAGTTGCTACTACTGTAACCCCAAACTTCAATTCCCTTTTCAATCATACGGCGGGACATACCTTCACCAGTACGACCTAGACCAATTAATCCTACTTTCATTTTTTCTCCTGAATAGCAATTAAAGTTTCATATGGAATCCATGCAGGTTCTTCTTTTTTAAACTGAACTTGAACCTCTGTTATAACTTTGCATAAATCTTTTCTGTAAGCTTGTCGGGTGTTTTTCACCACAGATATTGGATTGTTCATTGTTCTATTCCAAGTTCCTTTAAATAATCAATCCACCATTGTGGATTCTTTTGAGTTTTCCATTGTGGCACTTCCATACCCTTTTCAGAATAGTGCTCATATAAAACTCTATCGATAGTCTGTGCGATCTCCATATTCTTCTTCCTCATCGTCAACATCCGCATATGCATTTGCCACGAAGGGTCCTCGTTTTCGTAGAGGTTCTTTTCCGACATAAGAGTTTTCTGTATTAACTGCAGATACCCACACAGCAAGTTTCATTACTATAAAAATGATAGCCAGTGGTGTGAAGCAACCAATTAAAATTACTGGATTCATATAATCTCTCCAGACAACAACACTTTTTACTTCTCCTTTTTGGTATTATGTATGGTTAAAGTAAGGTATGAATATCCAACCAAGGCAATATTGGAGGAACTACTCCAATAAGTCGAAGAAGACCTTCAGCAAAAAGTGCGAGAACAACCCAACCAACACACATACTGATAATTCCAGCGTTACGATTATGCTTTCGTATTGCATCATCAATCATCTCCTGCACTTGCTCTTCTGTTGTGAACTTATGCTGTGCCATTTAATGGGTATTCGTCTTCTTTGTCCATAGTTGTCAACCGGTCTACCCATGTTACACCACCTTCCATACCTAGGCAAGGGTTTATACAGGTTTCATCACCAAATTTGTTGCAGACTAACCCTGCTAGATCAAGTTCATTACCTTTTTTGCCTGTGCCGCCCCAGTAATGTTCTCCGTCAATCCAAGTGGCACCACACTTAGGACATTCCTTAGTCTGCATTTCGGATATACTCCTGAAAGGATTCTTTGAATTTAGCACGATCTATAAGAAGTTTTTTTCTTAGAGTTCGTTCCATAAATTTCATTCTGACTTTCAAAATAGTATACTTAAACTGTAAGTCTAAGTATCGTATAAGATCTAAAGTCTCATCATAACCCGCGTATATAACTAATGAAACTAATGTTAGCATTAGAAGATAAAAAAGAGTCATATAAGTCTCCATATAATCTTATATAGAAGATATGATACTCCCAATTACCGAACTTCAAAGTCTAATCTACGAACCTTACGTCTACGCCTTTCTTCTTGATATAAGAGTTCTTCTCTAGAAAAATGACTATCAATTCCTATTTCTACATCATTAGCAACCATAACAACTTTCTCAAGATCCTTAGCGCCTACTTTATTTTCCAACAAACTCATCTGATTTGGGCAACCACAGAACTGTAACTTACTGCTACTAGTCAATTCTGTTTTACATTCTTTGCATCGTACAGTAATCATCTTTCTATGGTCAAATCAATTTGAATTATTTATATGCTCGAAGAGGGGATCGAACCCCCGACAATCTCCGTGTAAAGGAGGTGCTCTACCGCTGAGCTATTCGAGCGGACTCCTCCACCTGGACTCGAACCAGGGACAGGGTGATTAACAGTCACCTGCTCTACCAACTGAGCTATAGAGGATTGTTGTACTCTTTCTTTGTTTTGAAGTAGAGTTTATAATATCTCTTCTTCATTTCATTAAGAGTATCCATATCATCTTGAA